AAAAATTACGTCATCTTCACTATGCACATAACATCTTATTGTTACTTGCAAAAAGCGAAATCTAAACCCCGCACCTTCATATTCTCTTCTTTCAGCACCTGCTCCAACATGTACGCTGGGAAAGTCTACTACCTCGTCCCAAAACTTAAGTCTAGGACTAATCTCTGCGAGTGCTACTCGGTACGGTGTATAACCGTTTATTAATTCTAATTTTTCACAAAGAGCCTCTACAATCGCTCTTCTACGAGTAGAGTATCTTCTTCCTGTCGATATTGCCATTATACTCTCCTCGTTTTAATAAATCTTTGGCGAAATTTTGTTTGCATTATCTCTCGAATAGTACCACCTATTAATCTTCTTGGGTCTCTTAAAGTACTACCCATTTCTCCGCCTGGTTCAAATGTTTCATATGGGTCTTTCATATAAGTATAGTTTATTTGAGTACCCCCTCTTGGCCCTTGGGTTATTCCTACTACTCGGGCTGAGTTTGCTAATCTACCAGTTCTAAATCTAAGTGCTGGAGATTGCATATTTTTTGCTACTTCTACTGGTAAGATCTGATTTAGTATATTTTGCAATTTAGCTGGACTTGAAGTATCTGCTGTTCTTGGTTGCCCTCCAGCTTTTTGTGCGTTGGTCATGACCATTCCACCTACTGCTGCTGCTTTACCTTTTCGAGTGCTTTTTGATGTTTGACTCTTACTCGGAGTTTTTATCCATTTAGTAGTCTTACTACCTTTTTTCTGTATGAGTCCTGCTTCTTTCAATATCTGTTGATTAACTTTATATTTTAGATTCGGATTCATACTATGACCGTGGTTTAAATAGTTAGCAATAAAAGATTTCATTGCCATTCTTCTTAATACGTCTTTTTTCTTTGCTGAACCTTGAGCTTCTGCAAAATCCATGCTTCTACTTTTTGCAAGTTGTTTTGCAAATTTTACATTATTCTTTTCTAAAAACTCTTTTATGCCTTTAACATCATAATCTTCCATTACTTTGTTACCAGCTTTATCACTAAGTTCAGTTTTTACTACTTCATACTCAGAAAATTCTTCATCACTTAAATCTTTAACACTTGTTATTTTATATTTAATTTCAAGTGCATTTTTCATCATTGTAGTAATTTCATCAAAAATTTCATTATTACCAACTTTTGCTAATGCTTTTCTATATTCTTTTTTAGCAGTAGCATTTCTTCTATCAAAGTTTTTAAAGTTTTTTGCCATACTTAATACAGCAATTGTTGTCTGTCTTTGACCTGTTTTTGCTCTTAAATCTCCGCCTCTATCATAAGTAGTACCGTGAGACTTAATTAAATTTTTTGCAGCTCCTTGTGAATCTCCGCCAGTTTGATGTCCATGTGGAATTGTAGCAACTGCATCACGTACAACCATTCTGTAATCCCAATATAAAGTTTTTGCAATGTCAGACAACACTGTTTGATATGTGCCTCTAACTTTCTTTATAGGGTCTACTTTAGTAGTAGTTATATCTCCCTTTTTAAACTCAATAACTACACCTTTACCTGAGGAATAAATTTTTGGAGGAGTGCCAAATCTAGCTGTATAAGGACTCATAACCGTTGCGACTCCATCTGTGTTATAAATCTCTTTAAATTTGTCTACAGCAATTTTTTTAATTTTATTGTAGTCATCTTCTACATAAGTTGGTTCATCAACTGGTAAGTCCATTTCAGAAAACAAGTTTTTTTCTTCTTTTAATCTTTTATACTCAGTCTTTAAATGGTTATTATAAGCTACTGTAATATTTCTAACTTCTGTCGCTACAATAGGAGCGATTTGAGAAGCTTTCATCATGTACTTATGTTCAAAGTGAGTATCAAAAAAGTTTCTAGTTGTTTTAGCTATTTCTTTTTTGTACCACTTTTCTACAGCACCAATCATATTATAACTCTATACAAATCAAGTACTCTTTTGATATGGTCAGGAAAATCAGTACTTGTACTAATTCCTGCAGACCCTTGATTTTGTATAGTAGCGCCACCTAGAGTTCTCCTTTGGGTATGCTCGTTTTTTAAGTAGTAAGTTACTAAGTCAAATATTGCTAGTTTTAAATCAGACGGTGTTGCTGAATACCCTGCATTATAAGTAACTTCAACGGCTGCAAATCCCTTCTTAAATGGTTTAGGATTACCGTTGCTATCTATTCTGTGTATAACATCTGAACTTGTGTCTACATAATAATCAGTATTTGCTGTTAATGTAGTGTATGCTGTGCTCGGATTATCTCGTTCTTTAACTGTATTCACGGCAACTAAAGGCATCTCACTTGTAACTACCATACTGGTAATAATATCGCTTATGTTAAATGTTTCAGTTTTAAGGCTACTGTAATAGTCAATAAAAGAAGTTCCGCAATATTTTTTCACCAAGTCAGAAACTTGAGGTATAAGAACTGCTAGGCGGTCATCATTTTGCTCGCCCCTCATTCCTTCTGCGTTTTTAAATTCTTGTAATGTTATTAAGTTTGCCATAATTAAAAAGTGTGGGGTTTAAGGTAACCCCACGAAACCATTAAGCTAAAATTAGCTAGCCTTATACTGTAGGCCCCATACGGACTTAGCGTTATCAATGATGGAATCAAATCCGAGTCTTTGTGAAGCCACAAGTACTCTTCTTTGGTTCTGTACATCATAGTCAGATTCTATTGTAACACCTCTTAATCTTGGCATTACATAGTTTCTTGCGTAAACAGCTACACCGTAGAACTTACTGATTGCTGGTGCTGCAAATTCGTCACATAGTAAGACTCTAGAGCCATACACTGAACCAATTTCACCAGTTAGCTTAGTTGCCATGTCGCCAACTAGGTTAGCATCTTGGAACTCTGCGTCTGATAGTAAGTTGAAGTATTCTTGTTGGTTAACGATGAATACTACGTCTGCTGGGTTAACGCCATATTTACCCATATTCTTTCTAGCAGCTAATAAGTTTGCTGCTGTTAAAGATTCTGAAGCAAATGCTGTTGCTGACTGTGTTAAGTATGAAGTTGCTGGTGAACCACCATCTCCTGCTACAGCTTTAGCAACTAGACCATTAAATGTTGCACCTGATGTACCATAAACACCATCAGCGTGGTTACCCACTAAGATAGCATTTTCAATACCTCTAGCATGCGCTCTAACCATTGATTCTCTGATTAATGGTAGAACAGGCATAATTGCGTCTTCTTCAGTTTCATTACCTATGAAAGATGTTGAAATGAGTTTTTTGGTTGACAAAGTTTTCTCTGTCAAGTCATTACCACCGAATGGTGCACCATATGCATCACCTCTTTCGGCTAAGTTACCGTGTGGTGATGAGCCAGAAGCTGCTTGGTTACCTGTAAATTCAGCATAACCTGCGTCTGGCATGATTGGCATAATCATATTAGCTGAATTCATTTGGATTTCTCTAAATAAAGGTGCTAATACTAGCTCATTTTGAATATCTCTTTCGATGTTTGTTGAAACAACTTGTTCAAAATCTGCTGAAGAAACTTGAACACCTGAGTGCTCATTTACTTTCTGCATTAAAGATTTAGCATAACCAGTATCGTAACCTCTACCAGTTGCTAATCCTAAGAACTTAGAATCAATGATTTCTTCTTGGAAAGACTTCTTCCAGTCGCTAGACTGTCCTCTGTCTGAGAATACTCTCTTAGACTCTCTAATCTTCATGATTTCTTCGGATTTCTCTGCAAGTTCAGATTTTAACTCAGCTACAATGCTGCCAAGCTCTTCATTTTTATCTGAAAATCTTTTCTCAACATCTTGCATAAGTTTTTCTGCTCCTGATAATCCAGCTTGGATTACAGTTTTTTGCTCTTCCTGTTTTGCTTCTTGAATAGCTTTTTCTTCTGCTTCAACCTGAGCAGCCTTTTCTTCGGCTTCTTTAGCAGCTTTTTCTTCTGCTGCCTTCTGCTCAGCTTGTTGCATCGCTAATTTAGCAGCTGCTTTTTCAGCTACGTCTTTAGCAAACGCGTCAAGGTCAAATTCAGGAGTATTTTTTTCTACGTCGCTCATGCGATTCTCCTCTTCTATGGCTTCCGCCGCTTTAGACTGCTCTGTTTCTTCAGTCTTCACTGAGTCCACCGAGTTAGTCTGTACAAAAGATTCCTTGAACTTGTTGTATTCGTCCATTGAATCAAAACTCTTGCTGAGAGCAAAAGTTGCTCCCTGATTGCATGGTATTGATACTACTGAAACTTCAAAAAGTTCGGCATCTTTAACTTTTAAACCGCCAGTGTTTGGAAGTGATTCTGCATCTTTCACACGGAAACCTACAGAAAATGCTCCTAGAACACCGTCTTTAATTAATTCTTTTATATCGCCAGCAGCTTTAGATATTCTAGCAGTAAACTCTAGTCCATCTTTTGAAGCGCTGACAGTTTTCGCTCTACCGATAGGTTTATTATAGTCGTGGTTAAACAAAACGATAGGGTTACTTAGATAATTATCTAAACCACCTTTTGTCCAAGCCTCTGCTTCTATAATGTCACCTGCACGGTCTTCTGCGTTAGTACTGGCTAGTCCTTTTATCTCTACTGAACCGTCTTCTTCGTTGACGTGAGATTTAAAAGTGCTAGTCCAATGAAAAATTTTATTCGACATCTTTCTCTACCTTTTTAGGTGCTGCTTTTTTAGGTTTCACTTCTTCCACCTTTTTCTCGATGACAACTGGGTATCTTTTACCTACGTTGTTCAGCACTCTTGCCCAGTTACCATGATATCTTCTCAGATATAAGTCACGAACTGGAACTTCGTTACCATAACTTCTATATTCATTGAGGTCCATAGTTTCAACCCCTTTTGAAACAAAAAATTCTGATAAAGCCTTTAGCATCGCATCTTTTGTCATTATTCTTCTCCTTCTTGTGGCCTGCCACCCTCGATTGGGTTTGCGGCCGAACCTGCGATATTTGCAGGAATTCTTGGTGTATCAAATCCTTCGATCGCTTCAAGATTCAATTTCCCCCTAGCTTCATTAGCTGACATAATACCAGTATTTACCAGAGAAGCGTAGTATGCTGCGGCATCTCTTAATTCTGGCTGTAACGATGGTACACCTGTCACATCTTCTACCAGTTTAAAACCAAAGAAACGTTCAAAAGCTTTCATAACTTTTTTAACGATAGGTACTACTGTTTCCAAATAATACAATCTTTGATTTGGTCTTATATTGGCATTATTTCCACTATCCATAAGAATAGGTGGAACGCCTAATGCTTCAAGAATGATTCTCTCGTTAGACTTAATTGCCTCTTGAAAATCTAGTTCTTTAAAATTAACTTCTGTCAAGTTTTCTACTGATAGTCCTCCATCTAAGAACAAAGGACGTCTACCACCAGACTGAGGATTATATCTTGCAACCCAAGCCTGCAACATTCTTTC